CAAGCGGAACGAGAGAAAGGTTTGCGCTTATCCGTGCCGCTAGGGACTTGGCTGATAATTTCCCTCCTGTTCGGTCGATTCTTTTAAAATTCGCAACGTATGTTTCGGGGCGTATTGCCTATCAAGCCAGAACTGGCGATCACAATATTGATACGGAAATCGAAAGATATTGGCAGAAATGGTGCAACAACTGCGATTTTCTAGGTCGTCATAATTTTACCACATTACTTCAGCTTTCCGTAACCGCAATTTTGAGGGACGGAGATTGCGGTTTTGTTATTGTTCGAGACGGCGAAGATTTAAAATTACAAAGCGTCGAGGCTGATCGAATCGGCTCGCCTTACGACCGAACGGATACGGACAAATATATTGGCGGAATAAATGTTGACGATTACGGGCGACCAATTTCATATACAATTTTTACTCGGACAATCAATAATCAATATGTGTCTCCTATTGATATTTCCGCAAAAGAATTTATTCATTTGTTTGATGCCGCAAGATTAGACGAATATCGTGGAAGATCTGCTTTCGCAACTGCCTTAAATGCCACCCGCGATTTACAGGAAGCAATAAAAGCCGAAGTCCAAGCAATTAAGTATGCTTCCTACCAAAGCGGGATTATTACCTCAGAAAGCGGAGCGGCTGATCCTAGCGATTATTTTTCAAGAGGAAACTCAAACGACCAAGGGCAAGCCGCTAGATTACAATCACTTGACCCAGGCTCTGTAAATTATCTAAGTGCTGGCGAAAAAATGGAAATGTTCAAATCGGATCGCCCGACAGGAGCATTTGGAGAATTTATTCGCCTAATTCAAGCCCATATTTGTATGGCGGTTGGGCTTCCTTACGGATTCGCATTTGATGCTGACAAATCTGGCCCGATGGCTCGAATGGAATCAGCGATGGCTGAAAGAACATTCTTGCGTTGGCGCGGATTATTGGAAGGACAATTTCTTAATAGAATAAAAAATGTTATTCTACTTGATGCTGCCGCCCGTGGGCTAATTCCAGATTCAGAATATCTTCTGGATGGTCGCTGGTGCTGGCCAGCAAAAGTTTCCATTGATTATGGTCGTGAGGCAAATGCCGATATTTCTTTATGGAAAGCTGGTCTAAAAACAGCAGGACAAATTTATAGCGACATGGGCGAAGATTATGAAGAGGCACTTCGCGCAAGAGCGAAGGAAAGCGCGATGATCGTGTCACTCGCAAACGAAATGGATATCCCTGCGGAATATATTTCGGATTCAATAATTCCCATTCAAGTTGCTCCGCCTGTTATTACCTCGAACGAACAAGAAAATTCGAAAACAGAGCCAACGCAAGTCGATTCTGATGACGAAGTCGAAAAGATGAAATCGCAGCTTGCTATTAAAGCAAAGGAATATAAAGTTGAATTGAAACGAAACGAATTTGGTAAAATCGTAGGTTTTGAAAAGGTAAATATTGATATTTCAACGCCGGATTCTACAGAAACCGAAGGCTAAAAATAATGATCAAACACGGCATAGCATTAGAGGCAAAAAAAGCGTTGATTTCTGGACTTCATCAACCAACGGATGATTTCAAAATCGCATTATACGAGGCGCAATCCAAAATTGGTCCAGAAACCAAAACTTATATAAAAGAAGGCGAAATTTCTGGAAAGGGTTATCTTGCTGGCGGAATAAAATTGCGAGGATATAAGGTCGGCGCAATAGGTAAAAGCGCATATATTACATTCGATGACTTGGAAATAAAAAACGCAACTCTCGGCGCATCTGGCGCAATGATTTATAATGCGAGCAAGGGCAACGCGGCTCTTTGCGTTTTAAAGCTGGATGGCGATTACAATATTTACAACGGAACATTCGAGATCAAATTTCCTAAGCCAACCGAAACAAATGCCCTTATTCTTTTAGCGTAAATATGAAACCGACCAATCCAATTATCATCGACGGCGAAGCGTATGACCATTATGCCTTCACCTTAGCCGTAAGCTCAAAAACCTACGGAGAATCGCAACTGGTTTTAAACCTAATTCCAGAAAAGCAAGACAAAGAAAGTTTGGAAAATTCAAAAACTATTCTGCTAAACAATTCAGACAAGGATGAAACAATTTTTGATGAAATAAATTCTGTTATTCAAAAATATATTAACGCTAAAAATTTGTAATTTATGGCCGTAATTCTTTCAGCGCAAACAGGAAATTTCAGTAGCTCCACAACGTGGGTTGGTGGAGTGGTTCCGACCATTGGTGACGAAGCGCAATGTCAAAATGGGCATTTTGTTAGCATAACGGGAAACGAATCTTGCGATTTGATAAGCCGAGTTGGATTGACAGGGAGTTTTTACATTTATGGTGGAGCTACATTAACGGCAAATGTTCAATCAAAAGCAACCACTGGAGCTGCTATTACAATTCCTGCTTTAAGCTCGCTCCCAGCAACAATTATTGGAAATGTAACGGGTAGCACGATTGGTGCAGGATATGCGGTTTCCAATGGTTCCAATGTAGTCTTAAATATTATAGGAAATGTGACAGGGGGCGGATTTAGCGGAGCAGATGGAGTTTTAATAAACGCTAGCTCGGCCACGGTAAACATTACAGGAAATGTTCTAGGAGGAACTGCTTCTGGGGCAAATGGCGTTAGTATATCGGCAAGCTCAGGCGGCGCGACATTAAGTATTACTGGAAATATTACTGGCAGAGGTGGCCACGGAGTTAATTGTCAACCGACTAGTGTTGCGAATCTGTCGGTTAATAATTCAACAATTCAAGGCGGCACAGGTGCATCAATAATGGGTATCAGTTATTCCAGCACTTCTGCGCTGGTTCTGACAAATACAAATTTAAGAGGTGGAAGTAGCACAAGCACGCACGGGATAAATAATATCGGAGTCGCAAATATTACGGTTAATGGCAACTGCACGGGAGGATCGTCAACTGGTCACGGATTACAAAATGCTTCAACTGGAACAATTAGCATTTTTGGGAATTGTCAAGGAGGATTGGGCGCATCTCATGGCGTAAATAATGGGGTAGGAGCAACGGTAAATATCGTTGGTAATTGCACGGGAGGTGTGCTAAACGCCATAGGGGCAAACAATGTCGGCGTTGGAATTATTTCTATCACAGGATCAGCAACAGGAGGAACTGGAGGGGCTGGAATACTTAATGCAAGCACAGGAACTATTTCAGTGCGTAGAGTTGTTGGAAATGGTTATGGGCTGGGATCGTCTGGTATAATAGCAGCCGTTGGAGCAATAAATTCTGGACTAGGAATAATAAATATTGAGGAAATAGAATACGGACTATTGGGAATGTCGCCAACAACCGGAACAGCATTTCGCCTAAAAAAGTTATCAACTAATACTGCAACTTTTAATTATTGTGATTCAGTAGGATCAAAAACATTGGTTGATGCTACTGGTGGACAAATGCCAGCAACTACGGACGTTCGATTTGGCACAAGTTATGCAAGCGGAGCATTGACTGGCGTTGCATATATTCCAGCCGCTGGTTCGGTTGCTTTCGGCGTTCCCGTGGACGCGACAACAGGAACAGCAACGCTCACCGCCGCTGACGTCCGCGCCGCGCTAGGAATGGCAAGCGCAAACCTCGACACTCAGCTCGCCGCGATTCCGACAGCCGTAACAAATGCGAACGCGGTTTGGGACGAATTGATGTCCAGCCACACGACAGCAGGAACATACGGAGGACGCATCGTGCGATCGACCAACGCAAACAACGAATTGTTACTAAACGCGCAAAACCACGCAGCCGCAAATGTGCATCAATTTCAAGCCGCCGTCATCCAGTCGGTGGCCTTCGCGACAAGCGCAGTCACGCTTTTCGCAGGCGCGATGCGGACGGAACTTACGCCAGAACTCACCGAGATCGCCGAGGTTCACGCGATACACGGACTCGATATTGCAAACGCGCTCACGGTCACGCCTACGAGCAGGACATCGGGCGCGATTACGCAAGCGATCACCGGAGACGGCACAACGAACACCGTAGTAACGAGAGTCTAAAGTATGATCGCTTCCCTGCTAATTGCTACGCAGGGCTTAATGCCAAGCCCGTCCTCGCTTTCTATTGGAACACAAGGATTGCTTGGAGTTTCAGTTATTCCGCCGATTTCGCCTAGAGACCTTTCTGGCGGTGGTGGTAAAAAAGAAGAAAAGAAAAAAATATTTTATGTGGCTGGGAATCGCCTCACATTTTCTCTAGGAAATGTAAGCGTTTTCTCAAGTTCAAGCACAGAAATAATCGGAACTTCGTTCCAAACAAAACTTGAAAATGCCAATGTTTCGATGAGTTCAAAAACTTTAATTCGAGGAACCAGAGGGCACTCGCATCTTGGTCGCGCTGATATTTCATTATCAGCAACTTGTAAGATAGTTGGGTGCGAAGAGGATGATGAATTAGAGCTTTATATGTTGGGAATTGCCGCTTTCGATTATTTTGATGCAAATTGACATCCGCCACAAGGCATGGATGTAATCAAAAATGTTTCTATCATTTCGATAGGTGAAGCAAAAGGACATGGAATTTATGTCGATGAGCAAACTCTTTTGGAAGTAAAGGCCTGTGGTGAAACATATAAAGGCGGCGTAAAAGTCAACTTGGATCACGGCGCAGGAATTAAGGACATTGTTGGTTTTGTAAATAATTTCAGAATTATTGGGAAACAACTTCTTGGTGATTTGAATTTGTTGGAAACCTCGCCGATGCGCAATTATGTTTTGGAAATTTCCACAAAATTACCAGACACCTTTGGAATTAGCATTTCTTTTAGCGGCCCTGTGCGCGAAATAAATGGACTAGGATTTGCAAGTTGCGTTGAGCTTTATAGCGCAGATTTAGTTCAAACTCCCGCCGCAAATGAAACTGGATTGTTCTCTTTTACGGCAAAGCAAGTTGACAATTCCTTCAAAGAAATGGAAGACGCTAAAATTGAAATCGAACCAAAAGAAGACGAAGTAAGCATTGCTGACATTGTTTCTCGTCTTGCCGCCCTTGAAACCGCTTTCGGCGATCACAAGAACAAAATGGAAATGCCAGCTGAAGATTCAGCCTCCGAACCAGCCAAAGAAGAAATGGCGGAACTAAGCGCAATTTCTAAACTTGAGGCAAAGTTGGATACAATCATTTCCAATTTCGGAGCCGCTCCACTTAAAGCCTCGGTAATTGCTGAAGAAAAAGCCGAAGCAAAATTTGATCTGAAAGCAATCATTGTTCAAAAAACCGAAGAACTCGGAAGCCGCACCGAAGCGATTCGCTTTGCGATGCGCAATTACACCGAAGCCTACATTGAGGCTAGGGACAACAATCAACTCAACTTTTAATTTTTTTTTAATCTATGGCAACCCAAAATGATAATGGAATCCGGAGTTTTACCTTCGCTTCCGCAATAACGGCCAACACGCTTGTTAGCGTTAGCGGCACAAACGCCGCGCAAGCGGCATCAACTGGTGCTTCGGCTATCGGCGTTGTCCAAGACGACACCGCCGCTGGCGATCAAGGTGCTGTTAAACTTTTCTTCCCTTCCCAATTCGGCATCGTAGCCGCCGCTGGTATTGTTACCGCTGGCAGTTCTGTGTTTGCCGTAACAAACGGAACGATTGTTGGCACTCTTGCCGCAAGCGCAGCCACACTCGGCGTTGCTATCAATAGCGGCGTTGCTGGTGACGTTGTGGAATATGTCCCTAAATTCAACCAACTCTAATTTAAAAATCTAATATGGCTCTCTCATACACATCCATCCGCGCAGATATTGCACAGGCAGTTTTTGAAGGTCTTTCCAACAAAAATAATCTGTTCATTGGAACCGAAGTTATGCCCATTTTCTCATCGGACGTTAAGTCTGGTGCTTATTTGAAGCTCAACATCGGTGATTCTGAAACTCTCAATGATGACGCTTTGAAAATCGCCGCTGGTGCTGGCTATCCCCGCACAAGCCGCCGCTTCACAAGCGATTCGTTCGATGCAATCGAATACGGTCTTGAAGAGGTTCTTCCAGATTCCAATCGCCGCGATCTTGATCGTTTTTTCGACACCGAGGTGAATATCGCCAGCATGCTCCTTCGCCAAATCCAAATCAGCCACGAAGCCCGTGTTGCTACTTCAGCATTTGCGGCAAATGGCTTGACCGCGATTTCTGCAAGCGCAGCCTACACCGACGCCAATATCACATCCTTCGATGTTCCAGGCGATGTGGCTCAAGCAAAATTGGAGCTTGCTAAATATGGCGTCCTTCCAAATACGCTGATCATGAGCATGCCCGTATTCGAGCGCATTCGCCGTTCGGCTAAGGTCCAAAACCAATTCTTTGGAATTGTTCCTTCCGACCAGAGCCGTCTTCTCAGCGAAGGCGAAGTTGCGGCCGCTGTCGGAGTTGATCGTGTTCTTGTTGGACGTGCTCCAACAAATACGGCCAAAAAAGGTCAAGCCTACGCTGGCGGTTTCATCTGGAATAACACCTATATGGCCCTCGCTAACACCTCTGGCGGTGATTTCTCTGGTGGTGGATTCGGTCGGACAATTGTTTGGGCCGCTGATAGTCCAGTTCCATTTGTTTCTGAAACCTACCGCGACGAGGCTCGCCGCGCTAATGTCCTTCGCGTTCGCCAGAACAGCGCAGAAAAGGTCATTGATGGTTCTAGCATCATCCGTATCACAACTGGATACGTTTAATTCCTCGCAAGTAAGCATCGGAAAAGCCACCCTTCAAAAGAGGGTGGCTTTTTTATTTTGACATGCTAGCCTTTTTGAAAATATGAAACAAAAAAAGAAGTTGGTCGCAGGACTTATCTGTGGCAATGAGGAACCACGCATCGCTCGATGCGTTAATTCGCTAAAACAAATCTGCGACGAAATTGTTGTTATCCGTGCAATCGGAGCATTAAAGCCAGACAAAACCTTAGAAATTGCCAAAGAATTAGGTTGTCACGTTGACGAATATAAAAACTCACCGCTTGTAGCAGATTGGGAGCATCTGGACAATTTTGGCGAAGCGAGGAATAAAGCGTTTGCGATTGCTTACGAATTAGCTGGAGAAGAAGGCTGGGTAATGTGGGCCGACTGCGACGACATTATCGAACCAGCTATGGTCGCGCCTACGCTTGCCGCACTTGAAGAATGCCCACCAGAACAAGATTGGATTCTCACCGATTATGTAATTCCAGAACAAGGAAAACGCGCACCTAGAGAAAGATTTTTCCGTTATCACACGGCGTGGTGGCATCGTCCTGTCCACGAAAATGCGCAACCGACAAAAGACGTTCAAGTTTATATGCGGCGCGATCTTGAAATCATACACCAACCGCCACTTGGTCATCGGAATAGTAGCGAACGAAACAGGAGAATATTGATGCACCAAGACCGAATGACATCGCATTTCAAGTTTTATCTCCATTATGAAAATTTTATTGCAGGGAATAAGGAATTAGCCGCTAAATACGGATCGGAAGCCTTAGCCTTGAGCGATTTGGACGGAGTTAATCGCTACGAGGTGCTGTTAAATTGTGCAAATATCACAAGTGGCGAAACCTCCTTGAATCTGGCAAGAAAAGCAAGAGAGCTTGAGCCAAATAGAAGGGAAGCGTATGGGCTTGAAGCTAGCATCCTTCTCGATGAAAAAAAATATGAGGAGGCGAATAAAATAATTGATAAAATGTTGGAAGTTCCTACGCCTAAATTTCCGCAATGGACACACCGAAAGGAATGGTATAGTTGGAAAGGAAGACAACTAAAAGCGTGGTGCTTGAGATTACTTAACAAAACCCTCGAAGCAAACAGACTTGAGGAATTAACTCTGAATGGAACTTGCAAAACCAAAATTTCGCTTGTTCACGCAACGCGAGGAAGACCAATCGAAGCGGTTCAATGTATGACTTTGTGGCTATCTAGGGCAAAGCATCCCGAAAGAATCGAACATATTTTTGTCGTTGATTCCGATGACGAAAAAGCCGAAGTCCTAAAAAGATTCCGCTCCGTAATCCAAAAGGAAAATGGATTCTCCGTAGGTGCATGGAATCTTGGAGCACAAAAGGCATCTGGTGACATTATTATTCAACTTTCGGACGATTGGGAATGTCCGCCGCAATGGGATGAAATGGTCGAATCTAGGCTAGACATTTCAAAGCCTCAAGTTTTGCGAATTTCCGATGGTTATCGCAAAGATGAATTACTTTGCATGGCGATTCTGACCAAAAAATATTATGAGCAACATGGACTTTTTAACCCAAGATTCCGAAACGTCTACAGCGATACCGATTTCACCTTTCGTGCCGCGAAAAATGGGGCGATTGTTGATGCTCGCGACATTAGCATCGTTCATCACCATCCGTTTTTTGAAGAGCGTCCGCTCGATGCGACATATCAACGTGGCAACGATCCTGCGGAATATACGCGAGCGAAGGGAATTTTTGAAGAACTCCACGCAAAATGAGTGACCGACCAACACCGGAGACGGATAGCATTATCCGTAATGCTCAAGCAGCCGATCACCCGCCGACTCGATTAGCAGCAACGCTAACCGTTAAATGTGGAAAACTAGAACGCGAACGCGACGAGGCGCGGGAGTTACTGGAAAGCGAAAAAATCACACGCAACCATATCATCCAACGCGGAATTGAGGCTCAGAAAGAGCGGGACGAGGCGCGGGAGGCATTAAACAACATCCGGATAAATTTAGGCGAGGATGCGGATGGCTTTACATTGCTTCACGCTGTGTGCGCTTTGCAAAACGAGCGCGACGAGGCACAAGCAGATTGTTTAGAACAGGCAAAGTTGTTGGGCATGGGGTCAGAAAGAGAAGCAAGGCTCATTTCCGAACGCGACGAGGCGCGGGAGGTTTTACAGG